ATTCGGGTTTTCCATCGGATCACACGGCTGCCCATTTGTATCAACACAAGCCTGGTTGACAATCATTACTGCAGCCAATCCATGTGCTTTAGGATTTTTCATGATCTCAACAGCTTTCTTATATTTCTTTTTCGCAATTCGTTTATTCATACAATTCTACTCCCATTCACTTTAAGATTTCATCCAGGTACACATTCCAACCTGCAATTTTCCAGACAAGATTTGCATATTCTCTTACTGTTTCTATGGCAGTTCCCGGAGCGGACACCAATCTGGTCTGCACGCAATATAATCTGTCACATCATCTCCAATACCTGGAGCATTGCAATACAACGTTCGCTCTCCATACCTTGGTGGCTGTGTATCGTCTGCAAAATCGCACATATCGCACGATTCCGGCATATCTATAACCAATACTGCTTTAACCATCAGTTCACCTCCGCTGCATTTAATTCTTCAAGATATCCCTGTAACTCCTTATAATAATTGATTTGGTCGGTA